AGTGTCGCCTGGTTGCCACTTTGCGCTGCACAACGTACACTTGATCACAACCTTGCGGTCTGTATACGTGTGAACATAAACAGCCGGGTCGCGCTGCTGACCACGCTGTCTGCTCTTGCCGCCCTTAAGGTGTCTGCACGCTCTTTGCAATTCAATCTTTGCAATCGTGTACTGCTCTGATTCACGACGGCGCGCTTCCTCTTTCTGCTCCCACTGCAATTCCATCGCGGTTTCTTTTTCCGCTAGACGCTTTTCCTTAGCGAGCAACACGCCAAGAACAGCCATAAGCTGTCCGACGGCTACTTCGCCGGTTGCCTGAGCCGCTGCGAGCGTTGCGGCTGCGTCGGCCTCGCTTTGCTTGAATGCGTCTGGTTTTAGATTCGCCATTTTACACCTTGAAAGGTTGGCTATACATCTCCAACCGCCCTATACTGTCTTGCCTGGGGTCAGGCCTATTTATCCTTCTAGACCGCGCTCGTCTTCGTCTTCGTAACGCTTGCCGTTACGCTTCTGCCAGATCGAGCGGTAGTATCTTGAAGAAATTCGACTCGGCGACGGAGCGCCGAAAATTGAGTGAAGCTGCTTCTCGTTGATTATATCTTTTTCGAAAAGCTGTACTGCCACTGTACGCCAACCGCGCGATTCTTCGCCGCACGGAATGTTGTGCTGGTCCAAGTGAAGAACCGACCACTCCCACATGAACGGCACGTCTAAATAGCAGACGTAGCGTAGCCGATCACGGTCTCGCGGCTTGCATGCCAACGCTACCGTTGGGCCGCCGCCATAGTTGCGCCACTCGCTAGGAAACGCCACGGCATAGATGCCGTTGGCCTTCAGCTTGTGCTCAATAAAATCTCGGGTGTTAATCGGATTCATCTGGCGTGACTTTTTATCAGTCAACATCTCTTGATCGTGCCAGCGATATTCCGTACCCATCTTGTCCGAACGCTCCTTCTCTTCCGCGAAGGACTCTGCGGCGAAGGACGCATAATCTTGCGGCCACTTCACCCAATTCGGCGTTCCCATCGACAGCATTTCCTCGATTGATTTCCGAGTAGTCTTCAAGTCGTGATTTGTGTGGCGCTCTGAGAACACCTCCACATCGCTGCCTTGAACGTAAGGCTGCTTCGGCCCTTCTGCATCCGTCAGAATTATTGACATTGCTTTCTCCGTTTTATTTTGTCGACTTAAATGAAAGAGGGGCGTGTCGACCCGCCCCTCTCCAAAGAACTGACTTTACTGAATAGCAGGTACGCTGTCAGCGAAGCGGATACGCTGCGTGTTCAAACCGGTTGCCGGTGGCAACGTTACGGTCTGGTGGAAGCGGTATGAGCACCAACCGCCAATGGTCGAAACCGGGTCGAAACTCGACGCTGGTGCGTCGGTCACAACCTTGCAGTCAATCGTCTTCCAGTCGCCGTCGTCAAGGTCGGTGTCACCCGGAACCTGCAACCAAACGCCGATCATTGCGTAGTTGCCAAAGACGTACGTGCGGTAAGCGATCTTACCGCTAGCCTGATAGTTGGCCGTCGTGGTTACGAACGGGGTCTGCATGAAGCCGATGTTGGTACCCGGAAGCACGATGACCTTGTTCTGGTCCGCGCCCGCTGCGGCGTCATACTTCTCCATGTTCTCATACTTCCACAAATCCGCGATGCTGTTGTTCACAGTCGTGGCGTTGTAGAGGTCGCCGAGAACGTTAGGAGAAACAGCGCCCAAGAACATGCCGCGCTTGCACGGTAGCACGTTCTTCGAAACCAACTGTTGCTTCAACTGACGGATGGTTCCCAAGTCGAGAACGAATGGCGATGCCAAAAGACCCGACTGGTTTACGTTGCTGTCTACGCCCGAAGCGCTGTCAGCAACTGCGCTGTACAACTCGCTGATCGACTGACCGGCCTGGTAGCCGAGTTCGACTGCGCTATTGCCCACTAGGTTGTCGATTGCGGCTGCAATTGCAAACGACGAGAAGTTCGCGTAGTTGTTCCACTCACCGATTTGTGCCGGTGCGCTCAACTGCGAGATAACTTCCGGGTTACCCACGGTACCGTCACTGCGCTGTGCCGTGTCACCACTTAGCGTGTTGTACTGGAAGAACTGACGGTTGATACCCATGTTCAACCCTTGTACACGACGCTCTGCTGCTCCAACGAATGCGTTGGTGTTGCCCTTTAGGTTAGGAATTAATTCCTTGTCGAAAATGATCGACTGTGCCGTCAGAACGTTGGCAACGTTGTTTCCCGACGGGTTTGGGCCTGCCATAGCGGGTCCTTTTTAACAAGCGTGCTTAGGCTCCTCGCACTGCGAGGGTGAAAGTCAGACACGAATGCCATAGGCGCGGCACATCTTCACGAATTCAGGGTCCGTGTTGATCTTGTGTCGCATTTTCTCGGCACTCATTTCCTTAACTTTCTGCATGAACTTTCTACGCGTGACAACAGGGTCTTCGGCTTTCGGAACTGGCGCGCGCATAGTTCCTGGGGGAAGACTGCTGTTGACTCCCGGTCGACGGGCGGGTTGTGTGGCCGATTGGGCCGCCGCAGGCGTCGATGCCGTTGCTTCCGTCACAGGCGTGCTTGCAGGCGTCTGTGCCGGGGCTGGTGCTGCTGGTGTTTCCACTGTTGCCGGTGTCGGGGTCGCCGATTCCGTTGCCGGATTAGCGGCTGCCGGTTGCGACTCTGGCGTCGGTGTTACAGTTGCGGTGGTCGCGCTATTGGGCGTCGGCTCCGCTAATGTTTTCGAAGCCGGTCTTGCGGCTGGCTTCAGAATCCTGCCTTGTTCATCAAGATCAAGGAAAGCATGCTCTAGATTGTCCAGAGTATACTCTAGCCTGTTCTCTTTGAAGTATTCACGAAGGACGTTATCGTTTGCTTCGCAAGGTAGAAAATCGTATAGATGGCGGCGCATGAATTCAATATTGATGCCTGCCATGATAAGCTGACTGGCGCGCTTCTGCTGCTCCGCGTCAACTTCTTTAAACTTTGTTTCGACGAGAGAGCGAATAGCGCTCTGCATCTTCTTCTCGTCTTTCTCAGCAAACGCTGCCTTGGAGAGTTCATCTACCTGCACATCCGTCAAAACGGTGCGCGGATTCTCTTTAAAGGTCAGGTTTTGCTTCTTCACGCGAGAGAAAGCTCTGGCGGCCAGCACGTGCGCGTTTTGCGTCTTCACGAACGCATCTAAAACGTTGCGGCCCTCGAAATGTGTCGAGCGACCAACTACGGTGCCATCCTCTTCTGTGACTTGGTAATCAACCACAACGCGATTGACCGCGCCAGTTGAATCTCTAAAAATTGTTACGCCTGCGGCCTTCCAGCTAGCGTCTTCGACAGTATGGTCGACGGCTGCGGGCTTCGGCGTCTCTGCTGGCTTCGGAGCAACAGGCTCAGCAACAACCGGCTCAACCGGCGCTACTGATTCTGCTGACTGCGACGCCATTTCTTCAGCTTGCGCTGCCATTTCTTCTGTCGTTGGCTCAATAGTTGCGGCTTTGTTTTCGAGTTCCTCTTCTCTAAGCGCCACCGCTTGGTTACGCTCAAGCATAAGCTGCGAGATGCGCTCAGCGAGCGGGGCGTGCGTATAACCAGTGCCGTCGACCTTTCCGTCGGGTCCTTTGGTAGGTACGCGAACCGTCATCAAACGCTGCATCTCTGTGGATGCTGCCGCGTCTGCGCCTTTAACTATTGCAAAAATCTGCTCAAGCGACATGTTCATCGCTTCTTGTAATGTGATTGCCATGTGTCCGCCTATTTGATTTCACTACTTCCCCTCGGAAGGGATTACTGCTCTTTCGGCATTCCTTGAACGCCCCATCCACGAAAACGCGTTACCGGGTCCGTTGGGTCGCTAGGAAGACCGACTTGTGCTTTTGCTTCTTTCGAAGCGCGGTCGCGAATAACGGCGATTGAGTCAAGAAGTTGCTTTGCAAATTTGCTCATCGCACGAGCGGTCGCTTGCTTCGATGCTAATGTCTCGTTGAAATTGGTTTTGCCGTCGGGTTCGAGTTTAATAGCTTCTTCAGTGGCTTGTCTGCATGCCTCTCCCATCAGCTTGACTAGAATGTTCCAGCCCGGCTGTACGGTAAGTTGTGCCAAAGAAATCTTATCTTCGAAGTCTAAATTCTCGCCGAGTAACTTTCTTTCTTTTTCAGACATTGGTTTTGTCCGCAACTACTGAATGTATGTGCTTACTTGCGATTTCAGACGACGACTCCCTATTAGATGACTGTTCAAACATATCAACAGCCTCGGACCAGCCTGCCTCGTCTTCTTGCCATTTAGCGCCACAGTTGTTCAAGCACCAAATCTTGGTGATGCCATCAGGAAAACGATGACAGGCCAAGTTGTAGTCTTTTCGCTGCGCCGCTCTACGACTATTGCCGCCCTTGACGTGCAAGCAAAATGGTCTTGGGTTTGGTTTCTTCGCAAAACCGAGACGTACCGCGTTCTCGTATGGCGAAAGACTAAAGTCCCAAATCGGTCGACCCTTTCTAAAATTCAAAAGGAACAACTCTGCTTTGGCGATCTCGCGAGCCTGGTAAGCCTTGCGGCCCCATTTCTGAATCTTGCCGATAAGCCATTTCTGAATCTTGCCGATAAGCCAGTTCGAAATTTTGATCTGCAATTCGTAAAATCTCATTGGTATTCTCCCTGCTGATTATGTCAGGGGCCTTGCGGCCCCCGACGTTTATAATGCTGTTGTTGCGCCGAATCCCTGAGTTTGCTCAGGCCCACCCATGATTTCAGGCTTTGTCGCTTTTTCAACCGACGCGCGGAAGGCCTCGTTACCGGCCTTGCCAAGCTGTCTCTGGTTTTCAAGCGTCTGTTCCTTCTCGAATGCGCTATCCTGCATCTGCGCCTGGTTGGCGTTCTGCGCTGCCGCGATTGCTCCCGGCTGGTTAGCTGCATGCGACTTCTTTTCTTGGTCCGTCATCTGACGTAGGAACTTCTGACTGAAACGCCATCCTGCCGCCTCAGCGAAGGCCTGGAAGATCGCGATTGCGTCGAATTGGAATCCGGCGTCGTTCGCGTTCTTGACGAAGATCGGGTTGGTCATCAACTGAATCATGACCGGCAATGCTTGAGCCATTTCTTTCTTAGCGCCCAAACTTGCTCCCGCGAGAACTTCGTACTTGACCTGTGAATTTCGATACTCAATGTGATCAACTTCGACTGCGTCGCCAAGCTCTTCGCCGAGGATATCTCGGATGACGCTTGTCGGCAACAAATCGTTGTCGAGTTCATCCATCTGATGCAACCACGGCTCAAATACCTGGCGCACGAAACGCCCGGTTGGACCGTCTAGACGGCTAGCATTGGCCTGGATGACCGCTGCCGCGCCAGTGCCTGAACGCATACCGGTAGCCTGCTGGCCGCCAGCGTGTCCCGCACCCTGGATGACTTGCTCGTTCGCGCCTGAAGTCGACGCACCGGTAGTCTGAGACTGTGAAATGAAATCGAACGCTTCGCGCGGCGGCGTAGGCATCTGCAAAAACTTAAAGGCTTTTTCAACGTCTTCTTCAACGTCGATGATGCCGCCCTGTTCCCATCGCGTGTTTTGCGTAATGGCGTTGAAGCCCTTCTTACGAAGAGCGACAGGCTGCAAACAGTAAGCCAACAAGTCGAGAGCCAGGTTCGTTACGCCCTGCTCTACGATTTGCTCACTTCCGATAAGCATTCCTAATCCCTGGCCGTAATAGTTGTCAGGGATGTTTCGCCAGTTCGCCGAAAAGAAAGGAATCTTGGCAAACGGGTTGGCTTCGTTGCGAATCAGCAAATTGTGACCGTTGTAACTTAGAACCACGATCACGCGATCTGCATCCCAATACTCAAGGAGTTCGAGCGGCGTGTGGTTCGGGTCCGCCGACAACTTCACCGAACGCGGACGGGCGTGCTGCAAGTAGCCCAGCATCCCCTCGGGAATCGTCATCGTGATGTTGTCAACGCCAGACGAAGGTGCCGCATCGGCAAATAGTTGACGAAGCACTTCTTCTGAAGGGATGTTATAACCTTCGACGCCGCGTAGACGATTCAAGTCTTCGTAGTTTGCGAAATCGCGGTAAACAACCCACTTTGCTTCGCGAATATCGCCGACGCGCAGACCTGGGTCTACGAGCACCGTACGAAGATCGCAGAACTTAAGCCAAGGATGTGAAACCAGCTTCGGTTCGAACTCGATCTCGAATTCGTCCGAAATGGGCGTGTCGATCTTCTTATTCGACATGCCGTCGATCACGTCCAGCTTACCGGCCTTGCGCTTGTACTTCTTAATCTTTTTGGTGTACTCGGAGTAGCCCCACTTCCAAATGCCGGTGCCAAGCAACGCCATCTGTTCCAGGCCGCGCTCGACTTCTTCCTCGAAACGCATGCTCTTTAATTGGAACGTGAAGATCGCGGTCTTGGCCGTTACCATATCCTGATCGGTATTCGGCGATGGACGCAGCAAGAAGCATGGGTCTTCGTAAAAAATCCCCTGCATGATCTTCGGAACAATTGCCGAAATATGGTTTGAAACCATGAACTTCGGCACCGAAGCATTTGCTACGTCAGTGCTTGATTCTAATGTCGCGGACGACATAGGCGACTGGTACAGCAAGTCTGCCATTGTCCAGCCGCTAGCCCACTGATTGATGTTGACGAAGTTATCGGCAATTTCGGTGTTATCAAGAACCAAGCGAATTGCAGCTTCGGCTTCGAACTGTATTGTTCTTGTTTCAGGGTCAACATAGGTATTCTCCATGTTGATCTGAGGCGCAGGCGTTGCTGAAACTTCCTTGACATACGCTTGGGCCTGCTCTTGAGTCTCGCTCATATTCTCCAAGGCCCTCGTGCTCCGAATACCGCCAAACGCGGGTCTCTTGATTTAACTGGTGCCGCCGCCGGTTCATTTGGCGATGGCGGGCGCTCGCCGACAAGCTGGCCGTAATCATTCAAACGAGACTTCTTAGAGTCCATGCCAACCCACTCTCTCCACGATTCCGGCTGTTTGTTCTCGCCGCGACGGGAGTCCGTAAGATGGTCACCAAAATATCGGGTGTAGTTGTGCTCTTTAAGCGCGTGACGCAACTGCTCTTCTTCAATGCGCTTCTCTTCCTCCGGGTCCATACGACTGTAACGCGGTCTGGCTTCCACAGGAAGAATGTCAATCAAATACGAGCAGGCGTCAGGAATATCGTCTTTGCGTCCGCGATTCTTTCGCTCTCCGGTGTACGAGACGAATTGCTTGATCATCTCATCAATCCACGGCCCGGTTACAAAGTGTAGGCGGTGCCCGCTCAGAAGAATCTGAAGCGACTTAATACGATTGCGCTTTGCATTCTCCTGGCGAGATGGTGTACGCCACGAAATAGTTGGTTTAAAACCGACGCGCTGCGCCACGCGGTCGACTTCGTCGCGCAACATATCAAAACCATTTGAGGCTTCAATAACGGTCAGCTTTGGATGCCAGTCGCGCGCAAGCGCCACGATCTGATAGGCCAATTCATTGTGCTTCCACTTGCCATACTCGATGTGCAAAACGACCAACGACCATTCGCCGTCGTCGTTCTGATACACACGAGCCACAACGCCAACTGAGAAGTCGGACGTTTTGCGATCTGAAAGCGCCCAGTCCCACACAACGTATATGTCGCCGTTCTTAGGAGCGGCTTCTTTCTGATACATGTGCGAGCGAATATCCTTTTCGTCGAAGCGTGTAAAATCGTCTGCTTCCGCTTCATCGGTTGGGATATTCAACTGCTGATTCTTGAATCCTCGGTCTGAGCCGGTACCTGCCATCTTCTTATATAGCAGGCTCTTCAACTTCTTGAATGGCCAGCGCTGCGGGAATGTCAAATCTACCATGTAATCTTCAAGCGATGCTATTGGCATGTACTTGAATTCTGACTTGACCGTCCAGCAACCACGGCAAAAATACTTAAGCGGAGCAAACGGCGTGTCGTCTCCGTCTGCTGCTCCGATCTTCGGCACCAGCTTACCGTTCGTGACGATCATATTGCCTTCGTCGTCTACTTGGTAGCCATCCATACGCATGCCGTACCAGTCTTTGGTAAAGTAACGCGTGCCGATATGGTCCATGAAGCCGTGCGGGTCCAACAAGTCGTCGGTTCCGTCGTACTTCGTCTTTAGCTTCTCGCGAGACTCTTCACCGTTCGAATTTTCGTCAGTGACTACGTCGTCGCCCTTCTTGATGTCGCAGTGCCAACCCGAGAGGTTAGCGACAATCGAATTCACCCACAGCGAGCCTTCTTTCTGCTTGTGAATGCGTGCCGGGGTCTTCAACGGTGTCGTTACGTCCACCGTTGGAATGCAGTACTCAGGAAACAACAGGTGAAACGCCGTCGGTTCCGCGCCGTCAGCGAAATGAAAATAGCCTTTGATTTCCTCA